CATCAATGTCACCACGCCAGTGATCATCAAAGCCACCCCATTGATACAAGCTGTTCATCTCATCAGCTACTGTACTGATACCGCCACCTTCGAACCTTGCCGCTACAACACCACGAGCAAAGAACTCAGGGACGATGCCCAACCACTCACGATCAGCACGATCGTCGAAATATTGAATCATCATAAGAATTAACTCCAGTTAATTTGTAGGACATAGCATGATCACCATACGTCGCCTGACGGCAACACACCACACCACACTATGTACCTATTATCTCCTAAATGAGAATCATTGTCAAATAGGATTTCAGGCATAAAAAAACCGCCCGAAGGCGGCTGAGGTGTCACGGCTGAGCGGTTTAGATTGTGGCGATGAATTCCTTAATCTCATCGTTTGTATATCCAGCTTCATGTGCTTTCTGGATGAATTCAGAGTATAGGTGTCGCAATGCTGGCGCATCGCTGGCGAGCGGTTCTGATTCTGATTCAGTCTCTGCTGTCGGTTCCGACTGATCAGCTGATTCAGTCTCTGCTGTTTTTGGTGCCAGCTTTTCGTATAGTTCAGTGAGTCCGCTAGCATCCTTCGCCATTGCCTTAACCAGCTTTTGGCCGTCGGCTGGTGATTTGAGGTCGTGCCAGTCGTTTAGCTTTTTGTCGGTCGCGGTCCAAGTTTTAGCGATTCGACGTGCGCGGCTGATCATTACCTTGACGGATGATTCAGGTTTACCGCCTGCAACGAGTCCGCCTTCATAACCGCCAATGAACTCCGCGATATCCTCTTTTGTCTTGACGTTGGTCAACCCCTTGATCATTGCCGCCATTGGCTTAAGATCTGCCTCAAGCTGTGCTTTTGCTACTGTGGCGCCAGCGCCCCTATTGTCGATGTTAGTCATGGTTATTAACTCCAGTTAATTATGCCGCGCGTTATTGCGTCGACAGGTACATATTACTAAAACCTGTATTAGGTGTCAAATTAACTCCAGTTAATCTAGGCAGCCTAAAGGGTACTTCACTGGCTCTCACATGCACATCACAGACCCCATGTCAACAGCGCAATTACCGTGCCAATAGCAATATCTGTGCCAAAAACAGACACGGGGGGCCGTATACTATACAGCGTAACGTAGTAGTAGCTACTCAGACACAAAAAAGAGCAAAATTGAAAGACGTTACTGCTAGTACTTTTAGTTATATATCAATAATTTACTATAATCCTGGGGCATAAGACTAATCTGCACTGTAAAATCACAGAATCTGCACTGTAAATACAATGTTTTTTCCCTACAGGGGTTGACAAATGCTAAAAAGTATGCTATAATATACGTATATATAGAACTATAACGGAAAGTACGATGCATTAGGACTTAGTACTTATGCATATTACCTACAAGTATAGATAACAAACCCAAAAGCAATCTAGGTAGAGCCTATACAGTATGGAAAACAAAAAGAATCCTGTTGGTAGACCTAAAAGAAGTTCTGTTTCTAGTAAAACGAAGGGTAACAGGAAGTCTGTTGGTCGTCCTAAGGGTGATGCAGCTATAATAAACGAGTATAAGGCAAGGATGTTAAACTCGCCTCGCTCTCGCGCCGTGATGGATGCGATATTTGATGCAGCATTAGACCCAGAACATAAGAATCAGTCAGCAGCGTGGAAGCTAGTGATGGATAGAATCCTTCCTGTTGCTGCATTTGAAAAAGATATTGTTAAGGATGGTGGTAGAAACGCCATTCAGATTAACATTAGTGGTGTCGGTGCTGTCGATGTCGAACAACCCACAACAATTGAAGGGGAAGTAGTAGATGAATCTTAAGCATTTTGATTCTTCAGAGTTCAACTGTCAAGTCACTGGCACCAACAACATGGAAAAAGACTTCTTAGAGAAGTTAGACGAGTTGAGAGAGGCGTGTGGGTTTCCTTTCACGATCACCAGCGGGTATCGACACCCGACTGAGCATCCAATAGAGGCTAAGAAAGACGTACCCGGAACACATGCCCAAGGCATCGCGGCGGATATAAAAATAACAAGCGCCGTGTTTCGCCTTAAGATTGTAAAAGAGGCCCTTCGTCTAGGCTTCACAGGCATCGGCATTGCTGATGACTTTGTACATGTAGATACACGCGGCACAACACCTGTTATGTGGACGTATTAGTGGATCTTAATATAGAACTACTGCCGTGGCAACAAGATGTCTGGGCAGACAGTACTAGATTTAAAATAGTAGCTGCTGGGCGACGTACAGGTAAGTCTAGATTAGCAGCATGGATGTTAATCGTTAACGCACTACAGGCGGACAGAGGCCATGTATTTTACGTCGCACCTACTCAGGGACAAGCCAGAGACATCATGTGGACCACCCTTCTCGATCTCGGGCATGAAGTTATCAGTGGTAGTCATGTTAATAATCTTCAAATTAAGCTTGTTAATGGAGCCACTATCAGTCTCAAGGGAGCCGATAGACCAGAAACCATGCGAGGTGTCAGCCTCAAGTTCCTAGTAATGGACGAGTACGCTGACATGAAGCCTGAGGTATTCGAGCAAATCCTGAGACCTGCCTTGGCTGACCAGAAGGGTTCTGCGATGTTCATAGGAACACCTATGGGTCGCAATCATTTTTATGAGTTGTACAAATATGCGGAGTTAGACGATGATCCGACGTACAAAGCTTGGCACTTTACTTCTTATGACAATCCATTATTGGACCCAGACGAAATTGATATTGCTAAAAGGTCTATGTCTTCTTATGCGTTTCGCCAAGAGTTTATGGCGTCGTTTGAAGCACGTGGGTCAGAAATGTTTAGAGAGGACTGGGTCTCTTTTAGCGAAGACAAACCTGAAATAGGAGATTACTACATTGCCGTTGACTTGGCGGGTTTTGAAGAAGTCAACAAGAAGAAGACTAAGAATTCCAAGCTTGACGACACAGCGATCGCCGTGGTTAAGGTCAATGAGCATGGTTGGTATGTTGACAATATTATATACGGTCGATGGTCACTTGACGAGACAGCACTTAAAATATTTCAGGCCGTTAGAGATTACCGTCCCGTATCGGTTGGAATCGAAAGAGGTATTGCTAAACAAGCAGTAATGTCTCCTTTGATGGACATGCAGAAACGCTATGGCATGTTCTTTAGAGTAGAAGAGTTGACCCACGGTAACAAGAAGAAAACAGATCGTATTATGTGGGCATTGCAAGGACGATTTGAAAACGGATACATAACACTTAACAAGGGAGAGTGGAACAGTAGGTTTCTTGACCAGTTGTTCCAGTTTCCTGACCCATTAACCCACGATGACTTGGTTGACGCACTAGCATATATTGACCAGTTAGCGAATGTGGCTTACGACTACGATTACGAAATCGAAGACCACGAAATCTTAGACGTAGTAGCAGGATACTAATATGAGTGATTTATACGAAAACGAGCCTCTGATGATCCAAGAAGCCCTAGAAGACTGGGTTATTAATAAATGTGAAGATTGGAGGGATTACTACGAAAGCAATTATGAAAGCAGATTTGAAGAATATTATAGACTATGGCGTGGTATATGGGACCCTGCTGACAGCCAGCGTGGGTCTGAGCGTTCCCGTATTATTTCTCCTGCACTTCAACAGGCAGTTGAGTCTAATGTAGCGGAACTAGAAGAGGCTACGTTTGGACGTGGTAAGTGGTTTGACGTAAGTGATAATCTTGGTGATACCAATAAGCAAGACGTACAGTTTCTTCGTAACAAGCTTACGGAAGACTTTGAAGAATGTATGGTACGTAAGGCGGTAGCAGAGTGTCTTATTAACTCAGCAGTCTTTGGTACGGGCATTGGTGAAATCGTTATTGAAGAAATGAAGGAGATGGCTCCTGCTACTCAACCCATTATGGGAGGAGATTTGCAAGCAGTAGGAGTAAACATAACAGACCGTGTCAAGGTAAAACTCAAGCCTGTACTCCCTCAGAACTTCCTAATTGACCCTGTAGCTACCTCTGTAGAGGACGCTATGGGTGTAGCCGTAGATGAGTTTGTAAGCCTACACCACGTTGAAATGCTTCAAGAACAAGGTGTGTACCGTGACGTTTATGTTGGTCCTGCTGCTCC